ATGAAAATGAATAAACGTAAACTGCTTATGGCAATATGCGAAGCCTTAGTAATCTATGGATTAATCATTGTAGGATATGGAATACTGGTCAATCATGTAACTCGCACATGGTCTGGAGACTGGCCTGTAGACAGAAACCTTCCATGGTTAACATTAGACGTTTTCATGATGATTAGTTTTGCCGTCTCCTTCTTTGCGTACATAGCATGGAGATACCTAAGATCCCTTGGCTCATCCTCACAAAACAAACTTTAAATGTTTTCCAAAGCAAGGAATGCGAGTTGTTTTTAGTATAGAAATTTTTTAACCTTTTTTTATTAAAAACTTCTTAAATATTGCTTATTCTGTCAAATAGTCCTCAGAATTAGGAGAATCGGTCTTGGTTAACGTCACAGCTGATTCGGTGCGTGACCGTTTAAACCTAACAGAAAACGATGTCGCAGACGAAAAAGTAAATGGAATGATTGAAGATGCGACAGCAACCATTGAGATTGAAACTGGGCTCAGCATAGATTATGCGAATTGTGGTGAGGCTGAGGCGGTTGCAATTAAAAATCTTGCAGCCATCTACCTTCTCTGTCACTTAACTGGCGGATCTGCAGCTGGTTTAAACTTCAGTGTGGGTGACTTGCATGTAGATGCCTTGAATAAATCCCCTACGGTTGACGTTCTCTATCGTGAAGTCGAGCGACTAATTCTCAGGTTAAGGCATCCGTATATGGAGAGAGTCTAATGCCCAACGATGCGTTAAGAACCTATTTCGACTTTATAATGAGTTATGCGCCATACTTTTACTATCTTCCAGACTCTGGAACAGTTGACCCTGAATGGGGTAGAGGACCAACTCCAGCTGCGTTTGCAATAGAATTTCTTTACGAGGCTTACGATGCAAAAGAGTTTGAAACCGAAAAAACGAGTATCTACAATAAGATTGTTGTCTTAGCCGATTATCTACTCTTAATTCAGTGTAATGACAACTTGAAACTTGCCTATGGAGGATTCAAGAGCAAAGATGACAGCACCTACTATTATTCAATTGACGCTATGCGGGCTATTCCAGCTTTACTGAAAGCCTATGATTTAACAGGTGCAGTCGCCTACTACGATGCTGCAAAACTTGCAGGCGGCACATTCCTCTATAACATGCAACATAAGCCAAGCGAACTGGGCATTCATGACAAATATTACGGCGGCTTCGCCCAAGCCGTAACCATAGCAGACCTTTGGGTTCCAGACATGTGGATAATCGACCTCTACAGCCTAAAAGCGCTCAAAAGTTTGTACACGCGAACTGGAGAGGCGAAATATCAGACAATGACAAGCGATGCTTTAGGCTTTCACAGAAGCGGCTTCGAAAACATCTACCTGAAATATTCTCCTCCTCCAAACGGTGACGGTGCATGGCATAGGACTGGTTTGCCAGAGAATCTGATTTATGATGATGACTTCGCTTACGCCTTGAATGCACTTTACGGTTATGAAGGCTGGAGCAAGTCTGTTAAAGAAGTTTATGACTTCATCAGCGCTATAGGAGCATGCAGCGAATACCCGGCCTATAATTCTGCTGTTTGTTGGGCGGGCTACGTGGATGTTGTCAATCGTAGGCCAGCATGTGAATATTATGACTCTGTGACGAGCGGAATCCTCTACGAAATAAGAAACACCCTTGACGCTTTAGCCATAGAACAGAGCGTAAAGACAATCCTACAAAGCTCAGACGCTTTTATGTTCTGGGGCGTAAAATTCCCCGACTACAGCCCAGTTGAAAGGAAAAAATCTATCGTAACCGTTTCTTGGCTTGCCCATCTGCTCTTAAACTATAATCCAGTTGCCTCTGCTTTTGCAAGAATTTTACAGACATACGGCGAACTAGTAACTATACATACTCGGCGAGAAGTCGACGGCACAGTCTCATATTCTTCAAATGCAACTGTTTTAGCCGTGGTAAATCCTGCTCAGGCTAATGAAATTCTTATTGAGCCTGGCTATGCTTCAAACGATTATGTTCGCATCTACTTGCTCTCTGCCATTGCTCATAGAGATAGAATGACATGGCGAAACACTGAATACGAAATTGGTCCAGTTGAGGAAGTTCGTTTTCGCGACCAGTTAATGTATCACACTGCTTTGTGCAGGAGACTGATTAAGTGAGTGTTGCAGAAGACCCCAAAGAGACTTTGAAGAACCTCATTAAGAGTAACATAGTACTCTACAAAGATGACAATATAACAAGGGTGAATGTTCTCGTCGCAGATGAGTATGTGGAAGAGTTTTGGCAAAAATATGACGTAATTATAACAGTCGGATTAGGCAGCGACAAGGAACGGCTAATGAGTCTTGGAGGCACATGGAGAGACATAGTTGCAGACTATCAAGTAGGCGTTTGGACAAGAGACCAAACTGGAATATCAGGGCAAAAAATGCGTTGGAAAACGATACGGGAAGTTACGAGAATTGTTAACGAGAATATGAAGAACCCAAGCGGTATATTAAACTGGATAAAATTAGCCGGCTGCACAGACGCTGATAGAATCGACCTCAAACCCGTTTTGTATCATTCTGATATCAGAGTTGAAACTCATAGGTATGAAAACACATGACACAAAAAAGAGGTGAAAAACAAAATTGACCACACCTGTTTACGGTGCACACGAAGCAAAAGCCTACTTCATAGAAGAAGCAAATTACGGCGAAACCCCAAGCGGACCTGGACAACCTGCTATGGTAGCAATCGGCATTGTTCAAGAAGTTGAGCCCGCATTAGACCCTGGACTTGTCAAAATTCGTGGAATTGGCTCAAGAGACTTGCAATATATTCGCAGAGGTTTGAGGCATGCAGATGTGAAAGTCACTTACGCTCCACAAAACATTAACTTTCTGCAGCATGCAACTACGTTGACATCTTTAAGCGTGGAAGTTTTCTACGAAAAATCCAGTGGAGTTATTTCGCTTAACCATAAAGGCTGTCGCATCAATCGCTTAACAGTAGAAGCCTCAGCAGAAGAGATAATGAAAGTTACGGCTGAGTTGGTTGGGCAAAATGTAGTTGTCGGCACTGCCAAGATTGGTGCAAGCTATGGCGACTACTCCGATGCGCCTTTAGTCTGGTATGATACTTACGTAAAGAAAGGCGCCAATACGTTAGGCAAAGTCAGCGACTACCGCTTCACTATAGGAAACAATCTACGAGGCATTCCAGTCATCAGAACAACCGACGGATATTTGCTGAAATACCTTTGCGAGCGTCAAAGGGAACTATCGGGTGAAATTGTCTGCGATTTTGAAACAAAAGAAGAAATGGACGAAATCGTAAACGATACAGAATTCACTTTGGAGTTTGGATTAGGCGGAACACGCAAGGCAATTTTCAGCAACTGCAAATGGAGCACTAGCAGTCTGGCAACTCATGTAGGAGAACTTGTGTCACAAAAACTGTCTTTCACAGCTAAAAGCGTGACAGTAAGTTAGGAGAGAAAGGAAGTTGAGGACGGAAAAAATTGAAATCGACAACCGATACGGCGAAGAACATGCGGGTAAATATGTGTTCAGCGAGATTACATGGGCTAAACGCAGTCGAATAATCCAGAAACACACAAAATATCACCCCCTAACCGGTCAAGTTATTAGCAGCGACTATGTTGCCATTCAAGCAGAGACCATTTTGGCAAGCTTAAAAGAGCAACCCTCAAACAAGCCTATCTCACTGGAAAAACTGCTCAGCGAAGAAAATGGCGTTCCAATCGAATTGGGCGAATTGTTCAGCCAGATAGTCAATCGGTTATGTGGGCTACTGCAGAAGAAGCAAAAAACTCGTAAGGGCGATGAAACGTGGCAAACCTCACCCAAGCCTCACAGAGTTTCGCTTATGCAAAGAGTTCGGCTGGACACTCCCAGAACTGCGAAGACAATCAGCGAAAGAGGTTGACATGTTCATCGTGATTTTGAATGAATTAGACTACCAAACCGAAGAGGAAGTGGAGAAGGCTAAGAGGGAAAATAGGCATGTCCGTGGAATATGAAGTCAAAGTAGAGGGAACAGAAGAACTGAAAGCAAAAATCGAGCGTTTAGACGCAGCTCTCCAAGCCAAGGTTCATGATGGCATGAAAGAACAAGCTGAGATTATGAAAACAGTAGCCCAAAATTTAGCACCCGTAAGGACTGGAAGGCTGCGAGACTCGATCTACGCCAAAGTCGAAAATTGGATTGCAAAAGTTGGTGCATCAGCTCCATACGCAGTCTATCTAGAGTTTGGAACTCGCTTCATTCAGCCAATTCGCTTCTTGTCTAGAGCTATAGAGATACAGGCTCAAAGCATGATTAATGCGATTAATCAAGCGGTTGACGCAGCCATAAAGGAGACATCAGCATAAATGAGTTTTCACGAAATGGTTGTTACAGTAAGGGCTGTGAACCGTGCAAGTCATGAGTTCAGTCGCATAAGTGCCGACGCAGTTAGCATGGAAGCAAGAATAAGATCTGTTGCTGCAACCGTAGCTGGTTTAGGTGCAGGTGGCATTGCTGTCGCTCATCTTGCTCACCAGTTCGGTATATTGAACGACCAGCAGGCAAGAGCAGTATCTTCTGCCATGAGTGTGGTTACTGTTATGGGCATGTTTCTGCGGACAAGTTGGGGCATGGCAATCGCACAGAAGATTTATGCCATTGCGACTGGAGTTGCAACCGGGGCTACTTGGGCTTTTAACGCTGCATTAGCGGCGAAAATCGTTTTGCTAACTTTAGGTGTAGGTGCAGTTGTTGTTGCAGCTGCAACTATGGCAGCTCTAGCCATGCAAACTCAAGCCGCAGCAGGCGCTATGCGTGAATACAATACTGTCGCTGGAGAGACGGTCGAGCATGCACGTAGCATTGGTCGCGCAGGTGAAGAAGAAGTTGCCTTGCTGAGGCGAGGTGTCGACTAGCAATGAGTTACTTTGCCCGTTGCAGCTGGAGACTACTATATGTACGTAGTATCGCTGAGGGGGGTCAGTGACTGATGAGTATAAATTCACCTGTTGCTTCTGTTGTTTTTGGCTCTATCACGCCTCTTCAAGGCGACATTATTGATTTGCAGATTCACTTAGGCTGTAGCAATGAAATAAGCAGCTTTGATTGTTTGCTTCAGAATTTTGATAAGAAGTACAGTCTTGGCGGAACATACCCCATCAACGTTGGTGTTGATGGCAGCATAAGCCTTGGCAGAGGCGCCAATTGTCCTTTAGTCTTGACTTTGAAGGTTGAAGAAATTGAGCCTTTGTCCACTGCGACTGAAAACTATATTCGGGTTAGGGGACGTTGCTGGGGCGAATGCCTGTTTAGGCGTTTGGTCACTAAATGTTATGACAATGTTAAAGGCGAAGCTGTAGTCAAAGACATTATCGACAACTATACGTCTCTTAGCCATGTTCGAAACAGTGTAGAATTGATTGAAGACACGGATACTACGTATACGAAACTTGATTATGAGGATACTCCTGTCTTTGATATCATAAAATACATCGCTGAAACGGCGGACAAGGCAGGCGTAATAGGCTATGACTTTAGAATTGCTTCAGACGGAAAATTCGAGTTTTTCCCAAGAAACAGTAAAACGTCACCTGTTAGTCTTTCAGAACGCTTAGAAGTTAGCGAATATGCAAAGAACATTCATCGCATAAGAAACAAAATCACGGTTTACGGCGCTGCAGAAAGAACCAAGCCCAGCAACGAAGATTCATGGACTGATGGCACAGCAGACCAAAGTCAAAGCGATGCAGTTGAGGATTCACATCTTCAGCGAACCTATCAGCTTGTTTCAACGCTTACGTTTACTCCTTCTGCAAACCAGAAAATAGCACTTAAAAAAGTCAAGTTAGATGTCAAAGTAACGTCTCCGCACACTGGGCAATACAAAATAACATATCAGAAGGGCGCAGGCGCAGAAACAGACTTAGCGACTGACCAATCTTTCGCAAATACTGCGTATGAAACGAAGGAGCATGTTTGTGCGATTAATGGTGATTTTGGAGAAGAAATAGTTGTACGGTTTTACACGAAAATTTATCTGGGTCCTTATGATGGCGAATTGGTTTCAAGCAAAAATTATTACATGCACTATGACCTTTTAGTCTATGACTGGGATCCGGATCAAGCAGGCTTAGGCATAATCCTAGACGCTACGGACAAGCAGCAGGGCACTGCAAGCGTAAAGGTTACAGCAGCATCAACCACGTGGGCTGGAGCAACGCTAACGCTCGCAGATGCAGATAAGGTGAATGGAAACAAATTCGCTAATATCAATGTAAAGGTCAAGCTAGGAAGCAACTATAAGGGCTCGGGACAAATCTACCTTTATAGCACTCAAGTGCCGCCTGACAATTATGTTTCTCAACCAATAAACGTGGCAGTTGGACAATGGCAAAACCTTTCATTTGCTGTTGGAAGAAAGAATAGAAGTCAATGGTTCGGCAATCCTACAAGTTTCGATTGGACACAGATCAAGAAGATTCGGTTAGTCTTTGATTTGGTTGACACAAGCAGCGGCAACTTCCTCTTTGACCACATGTTCTTTGGCAGTGGAAGATGGGAAGCCACAAGAGAGGACGCGACAAGTCAAAGTCAATATGGGTTACGGGAAAAAGTCGAAACAGACGAAGAATTACATAGCGACGCAGAATGCGATTACAGGGCTAAAGCGTTACTTGACTTTCTTAAGGGTCCCATTGAAACCTTGAAGGTACGTAGTGAAGTCATAGATTATGGCACTTCTCCGATTTTGGCTGGCGACAAGATTCATGTTACGATTCCAAATGAAAATATTGATTCTGACTATCGTATTATTTCAACAGAGTACAGGGCAAGCGGGAGAGACCAAACTTTAGAAGTTGAATTAGAGTTGGCTAAGGAGCCACAACTTTTAGCAGACTTCATCTATGGCTTTCGAAAGGCGATTCAGAAACTTGACAAATACAAGGCTAGTTCTTCGGCTGGCGGAGTTTCTAGTGGTGGCGGAGGAGGCGGCGGTGGTGGAGGCGGTATGGTTCAGCATGGTAATGAATGGCATGATCCAGACATGGCTACAGCGGAAGAACTTGCAATACATGAGGCAGACCCAAATATTCATCATAATGAAATTCATGCTAATGAAGCCCATGACCCTGACATGGCTTTACAAAGCGATTTCGCTTCACATAAGGATAGACATAAGGCTGGTGGTGCAGACGCCTTCACCGTCGCAGACTTACTCGACGCTGTCGCAAGAATCAAAGTGCGGAAAAATTCAGGTGCCTCAAATGTTGGTGTGCGACGGTGATTAAACCTTATTGAAGGTTCAAGCATTGCTTTAACAATTGCAGACGACCCGACTGACGAAGAAATAGATGCGGTAATTGCTTCTATTTGCGGTACAGGCGCTAAAGGCTATCTTGTTGCCAATCAAAACATTGCTACTGGCACATGGACAAAAGTAGCATTAGACGGGGAAATATTCGACGACCTTGGAGAATTTAACCCTAGCACACATCGTTTCACGATTCAGAATACTGGAAGATACTTGCTTTCTGCTGCCATATTGTTTTACGAGATGACTGATCAGGCTAGTATAGAACTTGCTATTAGAAGGGTTTGGGATGGCAATTACGCAGAAATTATAAATCCTGTTGGTCGTATGAGTGGTTCAGGCTGGTGTGGTTTGAACATGTCTACTGTTACGCAGTTGCAGGCTAATTGGGTTTTGGAGTTATGGGCTTACCAGTCTTCTGGTGCAACTAAACTGTTGCGTGGCGATAACATTGAAGGACGCACTTTCATGTCTGTTATACGCCTTAAATAG